CAGAACTGCCTGTCCCGGTAGGTTCAACGCCTGCGACACTCAGGCGGATCACGCCGGTTGAAATATCGCGCAAGCTGCGCATAGCTTCTTTGTAATCAGCCTCGATCTTGGGATCGGCCGCAGACGTGTGCAGTTTCCAAATCGCCAGCGTTTGCGCCAAATCGGAAAGCAAGGCCGGCGTTTGTGCCAAGGGCAATTTATAACGACCCGTCAGATACCCATCAATGATTGCATCCGCATCCGTTAAGGCCTGATCCACCACACTTGTATCAACGACACCTAAAGCCACATCCGCACGATCGGTCAGAGCAATCAACATGCGCAGGCCAAATCGTTCTGTCAGTTGTGCAAGATTTGCGTAAGCCATCATGTCCTCGCAATTAAGCGGGGGCTATATCTGCGGCGCACCGCCCCCGGCTTGCGCCTGTCACAGTATTAGATGACCGAGACTGCAAGCGTCGGGTCATCCTGCAAGGCCAACCCCTCAGCTTCATTCAGATCATCTAATGGAATTTCCGTCGGCTCCGGCCCGAAATGACGGCCAATGCGCCAGCGACCGCCCTTTGGCCCGATCACAACCACTTTGGTGAACTTGGCAGATGATTTAGGCTTCTTGGACGTGTCCTTTGCGTCCGCATCGGCTTTTGCCAGCGCATCAGCTTCAGCTTGAGCCTTTGCGTCCGCATCGGCTTTTGCTTGCGCATCAGCTTCAGCCAGGGCAGCGGCTTGTGCAGCGTCATTATCGGGTTTCGGGTTCTTGCTGTTTTGCTTCGGGGCCATCTGTGATCTCCTCAATCGGTTTATAAAAACGGGCCGGTCAGGCCGACCCGTTCATAAAATCGACTTGGGGCTATGCCAGCCAGGGAACAACCATCAATTCGGCTGTGTCTTTCCAGACGTTGGTGGCACCTGCCGCATTGCGTTCGGCGTTCAACAGCTCCAGGCCCTTGCTGCGCAACGAAGGCGGCACGACCAGCAAATCAGGGGTCAGACCCAGTGGGCGACCGTGATCACCCTTCATGCCCTCAATCGCGGCGAATGCCGTCTCGAAGTGCGCTGCATCCAAGGTCTGTTTGGATCCCCAGGCCATTTGCCAAAACCCGTAACCCACATTCCAGCGGCCGTCGGAGCCATACTGGAATTCCTTATTGTGAAAGACATTGCTGTCGTTCGGATTGTCCCTGGCCACAAAAGCGGCTTTTTCACGCTCCTGAAAGATGATCGGTTTCAGAGCGCGTTTGGTCGAGAGCAAATACCACGGTACGCCTGCACCGCCATCCGTGTTGGCAACGGTCGTCACATCGCCATTCGCATCAAGAACCGGATGATCGATGTCAAAGAAAAACTGCCCGTCGTAGCAATCCGAAGTGAAGCCGTTTTTCAGAGCTTCAAACACCATCATGTCGGATTTTGCGCCAACGCTTTCACCCATCTCTTGGAACATCGGGGTATAAACGCCCAGGTTGTCATCGCGGATATCGTCGCGATCGACCCCGATGGTCAGCTCGTGTGTCAGGTTTTTGATCGAATAGTCATGCTCGGCCATGTTGTGAACAACACGCGCGCCGATCCATTCACGCATGCTTGGCATTTTGCCCAACCAGCCGTATTTATTTTCGCGCGTCGACGACGGAACGGTTGTGGCAATGCGCTTAAACTGCGGTTCGGCTTTGCCAAGCCCGGCCTTGTAGGCCGCATTGAAGCCCACGCGGATCGCATTGAGGTTTCCGGAATTGATAATCATTAGGGTTTTCTCCTGTTAGACCGCAGCTGCGGTGAGGACTTCATCAAAACGCACCCAGACGCCTTGCGGATCGACATAGTCGATGACGCCTGCACGGGAACGCGTGTTTGTGCCATTGGTTTTGGCTACGGTCTGGTCGTCGACTGCCCAGGCGATCGAACCGACGTCAGCGATGGTGATCAGATCCCCACCGGCAGAATTGTCGTAGCGAAAAATGCCGGGCACATAACCGATGCTCAAAGCACCATTACCACCCGCTGTGTTATCTACCTGAGCTTCGGCACGGCCGACGCCGATAAGGTTCAGCGCAGTCGTTGCGGCGACAAGATACCCGGCTGCGTTGCGCATCAGCATCGCCCCGGCATAAACCTTTACACCTGCGCCAAGGGTACCAACGCGTTTGTCGCCCAATGATTTGGGCGTGTTGCGGTCTTTCAATAGTGCGGCCATTAGAGTGCCTCCTCGTTTGCACGGTCAATTTCAAGCTGATCGGCGTAGTCTTTGTGATCCAGCCCAAGCTGATCGGCCACGGCTGCCTGCTCGGCGTTCAGGGCGATCTTGCCGTCTTTGGCTGTGGGCGTTGCCGCCACAATGGTTGTGCCGCTCAAGACCGGCAAAGCATTGATCTCTTTCTCAACACGGCCCGCATCAACCATATGCATGGCGATGTAATGGTCACGCAGCGGTTTCACACCGGCACGACCGCGTTTGATCTCGCCGTCGACAAAATCGGTCGCCGCTTTTTTGCCGGTCGCCTCAGTCACCTGGTTCAACTGCTTGGTCAGGTCTGAAATCTCGGATTGCAAAGCCGTGATGGCAGTGCCTTCTTCGCCGGTTGAGGCTTGCAGGCTTTTGGCGGCGGCAAGAATATCTGACGCCTCGCCATCTTCAACACCAAGGGCGACGCCAATTTCACCAAGCTGCGATTGCAACTGTTGGCGATTTTGCAACTCGGCACCGCCGACGTCTTTGTCCTCTTTCAGTGTCCGGATTGCAGCCGTGATGTCCGCCTCGGTTGCACCATCTTTCAGGCCAAGGGCCTTGGCCAATTGAGCCATAAATTCTTCAAGCGTCATATCGCTCTCCATGTTAAGCGCGGTCAGCCCGCGCAGATTTGGCCTGTTGACCAGGCTGGCACGCAAAATGCCTATGATAACTTTTTTGCCGTCATGCATAATGACCGGGGAAAGGGCACGGTAAGCCTGTGTTGATACAAGTTCACGCCCGGCGTCATTCCATTCCACTCGACCCCAGATGCCAGTATCGCGCGCTTCCATTTCAACGATCCAGCCACGCGCCGGGGACGGCTGACCCTTTGGGGCCGCCAGATCGGTCGCATGGTTTTCGTCGATGGGAAGCCGGTCACTTTGCGCAAAACTGGCCGCGATAAGTTTTTTTGCATCTTTTACATGGTATGGACCCCGCGCATCACCGGTTGCTATTCCGCTCGCATCACCGCTTGGCAGCAAATGAACCCATTCAGGCACAACGGCACCGTCTTTGGGTGCCGCAAATGAATGTGCGCTCATCAGCGCGATTTTGGATGATGTGTTCATGGGGTGATAATCGCGGCATGTGCAGGTCGATTACACCCACAACGGCTTGCGGGTTTGTGCAAAAGCCACTTACGAACAAACTGCCAGTGACAGAGGCAGGATGTCAATGCTAACTGTTGGCAACCCCGTCAAGCCATTCGTAAACGGTCGCTTTGATACTGCTCCGGTCTTGATCTGACAGGCCGATAAAAGGCCGCGCGGGGATATTTCCCCAGGGAATGGAATGCCCGGCTGCATCCACACCAAACGCACCTTTGCCCGCCCCGAAATGCATCACCGCCGCCTGGATCAGGGCCGAACCGATCTCTACGCTGCTATCGGTTGCCTGATAATTGATCTCGGACGATAACCTGCCTGTCGGACCAAAGAGCGGGCGAAAATCAACCCGGTCACCGCGAGCGGCATAAGCATCTATCGTGGTTTGCGATTTCGGAGCCCATTTGGTGCCTGTCGGCGAAACGCCTTCGGTAAACCTTTGCTTGGTGCTATCCACCAGAATTTCGCCAAGTTCGGTCATGACGGGCGTCATATCCGTCAAGTGCCTTTGCAACCGATCCAGCACGGCTGTAATTTCGTCTTCATTGATTTTTATGCTGACCATGATTATATTCCTAATTGCAGGTGCGACACGGTGATATTCTCCCGGCCGTAACACGATCGATTGATCGGAGTGCTATGCGGGGTTGCCGATTTATCGGACTGGGAGGCCCCGCCGCCTGCATCATCCAGCCTTACCCAACAGACGACGCAACTCTATATCCCGTTTGGCCTGCCGACGACTGAGCCTGCGAAAGCTTGTAACGAACAGCCCCTTACCGGTTTGCGTTGCCTTCACAACAATAACATGGCCGCCATTGTCCGCATTTTCCAGAATATAAATAAAGCTCTTTGCACCATCCCGGACAACCTTGGTCGCCTCACTGATTGTACGTTGCGCCTGAACGTAGTCGCCCACGACCAGTTCCGGGTGGCGGTTCAATTGTTTTCGGGCGATCTCTTCGGATAAATCCGCCACACGTTTTTGCGATCCGATTTTTGCCGCGTCTTCTGCCGGAATACGCACCAATGGCCAGTTGCCGCGTGGGGTTTTCAACCAATTCGCAAAGGCCGCCGTTTCCAGCCAACTCTGGATCAGGTCGATGGCTGGCCGCTCAGGCAATTGATCCAGCTTATCGCGCAAAGCCAGGATCGTATTGATTGCGCTGGCCCCCGGCGCATGATCCCAGCCTTTGTCGATGCCTTTTGGTGCGCCGGTTCGGGGATTGATCTTGTCCCACCCCGGCTGCAGCACCTTGTTTGGATCCCCGCCGACACGCTGCGCACCGGCCAAAGACCGTGCCCCGATCACATAACAACTGCACCCCCAACCGTTCGGCGGACCGTTCGTGACCCAAAACGGATGATCCGGCTTCAGAGTCAGCCCGTCCCAGGACAGATGTTGCAATCGGGGTTCAAGTGAACCGCCGTGGCGATACACCCAATATTTAAAATTGCCATCAACCAGTTGCGCCAGGCGACCGGCGGCATAGCTGACGGATGCATTCGTTTTATAAATGATCCGGGTGCGCCAGGCTTCGCCTTTTTTAGTGCCTTCGCCCGTCCAGCCATGCCAGCCACGATCGGTTACGATTTGCCTAAAATCGCGCCGGAACTCTTCAAGGCTTGTGCCCTCGGAAATCGCTTTGTCCACGGATTGCGCCAAGTCCGACAATAAATCTGCCTTCCATGCCCCTGCAACCATAAAGGCATGATCGTGTTCTGCCCCGATGATGTCATCCCAGCGACGCGTTGGAACCAGATTTCCAAGCCGCGCCCGAAACGCGGCAATCTGTTCCGGAAATGGCTTGCGAAACGTTGCCGCAAATCTGTCAGCCACTTTCTTGCTCCAAGGCGGCACGACCTCCCGCATGTGCGGCCGTCAGCGCACTTGCCATCACATCGACCAGATCGGCGTCATCAAGGTCGGGGTACGCTGTCAGCAACATATCCGTAAACTCCGGAAGCGACGTGGCGGCCTGCAACATGGCTTCAACCGTCTCGAGCATGGACAAAATGGCGGGGGCGGCTTCACCCTGCAAACGATCAGCCAAGACTTTGCTAACATCTTGGGGCTCAAATTCGCCCGCTGACGGCCCTTGGGCTGCCAAGGCGGTACTCACCCGTTTCGCGGCCTGACCCCTTTTAATTTTCGAACCTGCCCTATAAAGAATTGAATTAAGGGATGCGGGATCGGTTGGATTTGCAGCATTCGGTCGTTTTGCCGTGGCTTGCCCCAAAATCTCGTCACCTTGGCCCGGCTCCTCCAGCCCGAACTTATCCAAAATCTGCTTGGTTTTCACCTTCAAGCGTATTGCCGTCTTTATCAAATAAAGCCGGTTGAACGCCAAAGAAAGGTTTACCCGCACAACCCGGTTTCAT